CTAAGTTCACGTCCATTGAATCGGCAATGAAGGAGTTACATCCCGATATGTCCGATACAGAATTAGCACAAGAAATGGAAGACATCGCAGAAGGCCTTACGGTTGAGGTGCCTGCAAATAACGAAACTATGCCAACGGAGGGCATGAGTTCAAGTGACATGGAAGAAAACAACAATAGCAGATAGTCCAGTTTTGGAAATTGAACTACCTGAAAAGTTAAAACCTAATCAAAGGCAAGCGATTGCTCAAGAAGTCATAGACTTCATTGTTGAGCGCACCCAAAAAGGCCAGGATGTTAAAGGTGATAAGTGGTCGGGTAGTCGTGGTACTTATTCCCCAGAATATATTAAATCACTAGATTTTAAGATTGCTGGGAAATCTAAGAAGAAAGTAGATTTAACTCTTTCGAGTGAAATGCTCAACGATCTTGAGATAATTAAACATGCTAAAGGGAAAATAGTTATCGGCTATGGTCGGGGGAATGCTTCCCGTGGTAAGGCGGAAGGAAATATTCTTGGAACTTATGGTCAACCTGATCCAATACCTGGAAAGTCTCGACCATTCTTAGGGATTACGGGAAAGAAATTAGCTGAAATAGTTGATCCCTACTTAGGAGAGTCTAATGACACCTAAGCAGTTCTCAAAAAAACTAAATGATATTCAGAAAAAATATGAAAAGAACTTTAAAGAAATAGTCCAAGTGGCAAAATCACCTCAATTTCTACAACCAATTGCAGTCATTGCGGCGGATTTAATAAGAAAACGAACTAGGCTTGGCTATGGTGTTAGGGGAGAAGGGGCCGAAAGGGAAAGATTGAAAGCCTTAAGTCCTAAATATGTTGATTTTAGAAAAAAGAATCCAAGGCTATCAGAATTTACAACGGCCAAGAGATCTAATTTAACCTTTACAGGTCAACTATTAGACTCATTAAAGGGCCGGACAACTACTAGAGGCATTGTTGTCTATTTAGATCCCAGGAGAGTTGGGACGAAATTAACTAATGGACAAATTAAAGACTACCAGGAGAAACAAGGCCGGTCTTTTTTCTATTTATCTAGAACTGAAATAATAAACGTAGAACGAGTCTACAGGTTAAAAATAATTGAAGAATTAAAAAAGAGATTCGTCTTAGTGAGATGAGCTTGATTAATTCAAAAAAGGAAATTATCATGGAAGGAAATGATCAAGTCCCTAGTGGGGAGCCAACTGCTAATCTTAGTGAGATTAGCTCGGAAACGGAATCTAAAGCACCTGGTAAAGTTGATTACAACACTTACCAACGAACTTTAGGTCAACTTAAGTCAACTAAAGCAAAATTGCAAGAATTTGAGGATAGGGTTAGCTCTATCGAAATGGAAAAAAAGGTCCAGGAAGAACAGGACCTCATGAAGAAGCAGCAGTTCGAAAAGTTGTTAGAGCGAAGAAACGTTGAATTTGAAGCGGAAAGAAAACGAGCTAAAGAACTAGAACAGAAATTGCAACAAGCGGATAAGGATAGATTAGATAGCTACAAACTTAATGCCTTAGTAGAAAAGCTACCTGGCAAGATCAAGAAAAAAGACTATCTAGGGTTTGCAGATATTGATGCTATTGAGGTTGATGAAAATGGGAAGATCAATGAGGACTCAGTTTTAAGGGTCGTTAACGATTTTATGAAGGAGCACCATTTTCTAGTTGAGGCAAAAGGAAAAAATATGCCGTCCGACGCTCCATCGAACTATACGGGCAAGATTAATTACGAACAATGGAAAGCACTTCCATTAAAAGACAAAAAGAAATATTCACCGAAGGATATTTTGCATTAATAAGGAGATTTTATGAGCATGTCTAGTCTAACAGAAGTTACAAATCAAATTCAAAAGTTTTGGAGTCCAGTTTTCCAAGATCAATTAAAGGAAGATACTTTGCTTCCTTCTCTAGTAAATAAAGAATATTCAACAAACCTAGCACAAGGCCAGCAGTTGAAAAAAGGTGATACTGTTAGAGTATCACAATACAACCGCCCTACAGCTACAAGAACAACTCTTGGTGTAGACTCAGACACTTTCGCTACTTCTCCTATCAACACTTCTTACGTTGATCTAAAGCTTACTAAGCGTATTACTGCTGCTTACGAGTTTGAAGATATTGCCGAGCTTATGAGTCAAGTAGATTCAAATGATCCAAAAATGCGTCAGACTCTTTTTGATGCTGTAGCTCTAGAGCTTAATGATTACCTTTATGAATTCGTTAATCCCTCTACTTCAAACCCAGACCATTTAATCAATGGTGTAACTGATTTTAACGCTACTCAAATTGCCACTCTTAGAAAATTGGCCGCACAAGCTGCATGGCCTAGGGATAACCGATGGTATATTCTTGCCGATCCAAGTTATTACAGCGATGCCCTCGCTGCCCAAACTTTAACAAGTGCCGATTATGTAAATGATGCTCCAGTTGTTGGGGGTCAAATTGTTAACCGTCGTTTTGGATTCAATATCCTTGAAGACAACTCACGTTCAACTGATTACGCGATTGCATTCCACCCTGATTTTCTTTTAGGTGTATGGACTGAGCCAAGATTTTTACTTTCTAGTCTTCACCCTAATAAGCAATTCGGTTATGTCCTTTCAGTTGACATCCTTTGTGGTGCAACTCTAGGCATTGACGGCAATGTTAAACATATTAAAGTTTATAACACCTAATTAGAGGCATAAATGGAACTAGGCGACAACTTAAGTAACATTCAGAATTTAAAATTCTTAGTTGGATTAGATGAGGAAGATCTACAAGCTCAGCTTGATGCTTTCACTCTCCCTACTAAGATTTTAACAATCTATCCTAAGCCGAATGGTCGGGTTGTTGCCTGGCTTCTAACCCAGCATAAAATAGTTAAAGTTGAGACAAAAACTAAGAAAAAAAAGGAATAAAATATGGCAACTCTTAAAGGTTATAAAAAAGTAGGTAGTCCATTTACCAATGATTCTGAAACTGTGAAAGTTACATATGACTTTTCAGTAGATGCAGGGGCCGTTGGCGCACTTGACGTTCTTTTAGCTGAGCAAAATTGTGTCATCACTGGCTTTTATATGGTCGTGGAAACCGCTGCTACTTCTGGCGGATCAATGACATTAGATGTAGGTATCACAGGTGATACTAATCTATTACTTGCTGACCTAGCAGTAGCTTCAATGACTGCTGGTAGTCTTCACAAGCCAACTATCGTAGAGGGAACTCCAAACGTTCTTCCTATGCCTGTTAAACTTGCTAGTGCTGCTAAGGTTTTATTTGAAATTAAAACCGCAACACTTTTGACTGGTAAAATGCATATGTATTTTACTGTTCAAAGATATTAAAAAATAAAATAAAGGGCCTGGAGGGGAAACTCTCCAGGTTTTTTAATATGACAGACTCAATTATAAATCTTCCCGACCTAGACAAGAATGCCTTTGAGGTCATTGATCTCCCTACTATGAAAGTGGTCAGGAGAGTAAAGATTTATGAAGGTGTAGTGGAAGCAACACCGTCAGGCCTTAAGACTGATTTTGAGGTCACGACTCTTTCCGTTTCAACAACTGTCTTAGCCTTACCAGCGACTCCCTTACTCAAAAGAAACTCAATCATCATTTATAACTTATCTACGACTGAGATTCTCTATATGGGAAAAAGTAGTGTGACGGCGGATGTGGTAGACGGAATAACTTCAGGTTGGCAGATAGCTCCTAATAGCTATTTCTCAACTGATATTACTGACGCAATTATCCTATATGGAGTTTTTGCGACTGGTACTCATAAGGTACAAGTTTTAGAATTAGCTTAAAGGAAATAGTATGCCTATAAGTCAACCCAGCTTCAAACCAGGTCAAACGACAATCATAGGCGCTGCTACGTCCTTAATAACAAACTTGCCTTTAACTTTAGCTGAAACTGAATATTCCCATGCCTTACAAGCAAACTTAAAACAATTACTGATTAAGGCCAGGGGAAATTCGACTTTAAAAATAACTTTTGTCGCTACGGAAAGCGGCACTAAATATTTCACTATCTCTAGAGGCAACACTTTAGTCCTAGATGGTTTGAGTTTTGCAAGTGAGACCTTATACATAAGGTCAACCGCCGCAGGAGAAACGGCGGAAATTTTGGAACTATATTAAGGAGGATATATGTCAAATTTGAGTTTAGAGAGATTTCTTTTTGATCCGGCCAACACTGCTGATGGCCCTTTGATTGGATCTTATTTAATAGGTGGGACAAGTAATGCTCCTATCACTGATACTGTAGCAGGGTCTCTTGACGTTAATGTAACTAACGCTATCAATGTA